TCCGAGCCGAAGTCTTGACTTTCACTCCCATCAGCCACTCCTTCGATTAGAAATCGCGCTTCAACACGTTTCCGGTCGTCTTTCGTCTTCCTCGTCCGGTTCTATCTTTTTCAAGTTCCAACGGAACATCCGGCTTTACTTCTCTTCCTTCCTTCTCTGCCTTCTTCCGTTCCAGCGAGGCCAGCGATACCTGCGTGTTCCCTCCGTCTATCATGGCGACTATCCTCTGGAATGGTTCAAGGGCGTGATCTTCTGCGTCTTCATAGTTTTTCCACGTCACGTGTTCCAACTGTGCCTTCAGGTTCACACACCTCTCGAAGATCTTGATCTTGTTCTGGCTGAACCTTCTATTCACGATATCGATTCGAGTATCAATGTGAACGTTGTGCGGTACAAGCACGATCTGGAACTGCTCACGGTAATCGTCCGAAACGGTCTTCCCATCCTTCTCCCTTCCGAATACCGATGGACAGCCAATCGCAAGGTTCGATCTTCCGTGCCGTTGCCGTAATTTAAGAACATTCGGGCCGTGTTCATACATATTTTTTTGTACTTCGTAATATTCGTCGACGATGTAGATCGTGTCGCTCACCCGATCGTAAGCCACAAACAGCCAGCAGGTAGGCGTTGCGATTCCGTGATCCATGCTCTCATACTTGATCCAGCCGGGGCTTTCGGGGATCTCGAAGTAATCCTTCGCCCTGATGATGTGCGCTGTTTCGTTGAACTCCTTGTGCAGGAGGCCGGCATTTCCAACCGGGATCCCGTACATATACTTATCATTCCACGACGGGGAATGCGAGGCAATCTGGTCGTCATAGTACCCCTTCGGGAGATTCGGTTCATTCAGGAACGGAGGGGGCCAGAACCCGACAAAGTTAGGATGCCTACCTTGAAACACCCCATAATCTCTGGGGCGCCCTTTGAACACACCGGAATGAACGCCCAATGGTTTGGAGTAGAAGCGATCCCAATACCATCCCTTGCCTTCGAAATTGCCTGAAATGATCGACCTGTTCGGGGCATGGGGTTGGGACAACCGGCCTATCGCCATATCGAAGATCGATTCCAGTATCTCTTCAGCCTGATCGATGAACACGAACCCGAGAGCCACGTTCTTCAGCTTCCGCTTGTCGTCGTCTTTGTCCATCGCGAAGAACTCGATCACCCTTCGTCCCGGCAACCTCAGTTCCTTCGTCGAATGGTTGAACCTGAACCCCGCTTTCTCCCAATCCCACAAATCCTGAAGCTGCGGAACCGTGGAGTCGACCAACTCCTGACAGATGTTCCTGATCACTGCTGCCCTGATACCGGGGTATTTGAAAACGTTCCTGAACAGTTCATACCCGCAAGCCACAGTCTTTCCAGATCTGAACTCAGCAAACAATGCCCTGTGTTTGGCAGGGCAGTTGATAAACTCGTCATTCCAATGATTGAATTTCCAATCGAGCCTGAAATCCATTACTGCACCCCGTACCTTACTTTCGGGACAGGGTACTTGCAGTTCTGTTCCTTCTCACCGTTGAAGTGGATGTTCAGCGTCAGATCCCGTCCGGCAGTATCGTTCGTGTCAGTACCCTTCAGGATCGACAACCGCTGTTCTATCTTCAGCGCACGGTCAATCGCTTGCAGATCAGTTCCATTCGTGTTCAATATCCGAGTGTAAAGGCGGGACAGGTAGTCTTCGAGGCGAGCAATCTGAATCTTTCGGTACGATTCTACTTCCTCTTCATCCGGTTTCTGCTGATCAAGAACCCACTTCACATCCTTGAATGCCATCGATCCGTTGTACCCCTTCGGAGCGTCATCCTTGTCTTTCAAGTACTGAGCGATGAAACGATACGAATTACCACCCTTGCGGAGTTCAAAAGCCTTGTACCTCCGCTCTATCGCCCTCGTATCATCGCCTCTTCCTCCACGTCCTGCCATGTTTCATTCCTTTGTTTTTCCCCTAAATCCGATTTAACCTTACAAAAAAAATAAAGCTTAGGTCTTAAACGGCAATCTGATCGACCGTGCATCCCGGTTCTTTTCCTTCTTCGTGGCAATACCGGTCGGTTTCCACTTCTTCACAACAACGTCTTTCCCGAACATCTTCTGCAGGTACAGCGTTGCCTGATACTCGGTATCTGCCTTCCTGAACTCGGACATCCCTCCCTCTCCCACGTAGGTCGTCATGAATCCGAATGCGAACCGCTTGTCATACCATGCGTAGCGATGATGGAAGGAGTTTAAGAGGCAGATCCAGTAATCGTCGATCGTGAGGGTACTTTCAACGGGGAACCGAAGCTTCGAGCCTTTCAGAATACCCATCGCTCCACCGGGAGTGTAGCCACCGAACTTGAACGGCCTGTGCGAGTCAAACGTCACTGGATTACAATGGCTTGCGAACCCGTACAGGTACGCTCCCATCTTTCGGGCTGTGTCAGCCGTGGCGTTGATGATATCCTTCACCCGTTCCGGTGAAACCTGAGCCTTTCGTCTCCCGCCCTTCGTTTCGTATATCCGGTACATTCCGAGGCAGTCATCATCGAGCATGAACACATCGATCCCGAGATCCAGAACCCACTGCCTCTTCGCACAAAGCCCGACTATCGAGTCTGGATGCGTCATCAGTTCAGATTCAGGATGGAAGTGAAGGTAATCATCCTTCTGTGATTCAGGGATTAAAATGGTACAGCCAGCCACGTACTTGTTCGTCGTTACGCGACCGGCTCGCTTGTGAGAAAGGATCAGGATCTTTACTTCTTCTTGTCCCGCATTTCGAGGAACTTCTTTGCGGGAATGATTCGAGTCATCCCTACCTCTCCGCGCCTGTCCTTTTCCTTTGGCAGTCCGAGTACCGTGACGAGTCTGCTCCATTCGATTTCCCCTGTTGAGAAGATGATCACAGCATCATACCCTTCGTCAAACTGAGCGACGATCGGATATCGAGGCTTGTCCTTTTCCGGTTCATGGACATCCGCAATCCTGTCGTGGAAATCCCGATCGAACAGCCGAGCGATTTCATCATACGATTCGCTCAAACCTTTCAGGAGTTTATCGAACCCTCTTTCGTCAACGACCGCCATCTTGCTCGATTCGTCCCATACTGCGAGCACGGCTTCTGCTTCAGCATCGTTGATATCCAGAACGAGACACGGGATCTGCTTTTCGTCACTCAACAGATCCTTTCTCAAATGCCCGTTCACAATCATGAACTGATCGCCCTTCGTCTTGTAAACGGCGAGCGCATCCACGATTCCGAACTTTTCGAGAAGCGACTGAACGACCGTCTTCTGGTTTTCGGGGTGCATCCTGAAATTAAGAGGATGCTCCCGCAGCTTCGACGGCGGGAGCATCCTCAATTCGACGATTCGATTCTTTACTGCCACAACGCCTCCTGAGCCACTTCGCCGATGACCGGATAGTGCCGGCCTGAGTGTACCTTTTCGCGGATCACGCTCCATCCGTTCTCGGCGACGTTCTGCCCGATCGTGTGGTGCTGTTGGTAGGTTCCCGAAAGGATTGTGGTGAACCGCTTGCGATCCCTTCCTTCCGGCGTGTGAACATCGAGCATCGCTTCAGGCATCCCCGCCCACGGCGAGAGATCGATCTGGCGTGTGATTCCGAAATCGTGCGGATCCATTTCCATCCACGTCCAGAAGCAGTTGTACGACCTCGGCGGGAGCCAGATCCCGTAATCCCTGAGCGCGATCTTCGCCATCGCCTGTCTCTGGCGTTCGTCCTTCGCTGCCGCTACCGCTCTCGATTCGAGCTGGCAGAACCTGTTCGTCAGCAGCCTTCCGTGGTGGGTTTCCCTCGCGCACAGCGATGTGAAATCCTCCATCCTGATTTCCCGAACGACCGTGGTCAGTTCTTCCTTCGCCGGGAAAATATCCTCGAACGTTCCGCAAAGAAGAGTGCTGGCGATCTTGCTCTTGCACACCCGCTTCCTCGCCTCTTCGAGTCCGGTGGGCCATCCCATGCGTAATGATTTGACCGCAAGGGAAACCCATGCGTTCTCTGTGAATCCATCGATGATTCTTGGGGTTTTCGTCGGCATGGCGTCCTCCGTGGGTTTTGGTGTGTGTTAAAATGATGTATTATTATAACTTTATTTATCGAGAAAGTCAAGTTTATTTTGAGAGTAAAAAGAAACGGCGGTGACGCCATTCACCGCCGTTCCGTACTCACTCGTGGGAGGCCACACGAGCGTTAACTCAGTCGGCGATTTCGATGCCGAGTTCGGTCACGGTTTCGACGGCCCACGAAGTGACCTGCGACATCGTCGGCTTGAACGGAACGCCGGGATTCGCCTGTTCGTGTTCCTCCCCGGCCTTGCAGATCTTCAGAGCGAGTCCGGCTCCGATCTTCCCGCCTTCCCATCCGGTCAGGCCTTTCTTTTCGTCCGGCATGATGAACCTCCTTCTTGTTTGTGGATGAATTGATTGAACTTATCGCGTGTTCCACGTGGAACAATCACTTCTTTTTGTCCCACGCTTTCACGACTTCGTAGATCAACGTCAGGATCTTGATCGCAACCTTGATCGTGAACACCATCAGATCCTTGTTCGTGATGGAACCCTTCTTCCCGATCGAAGGCGTCCACTTCAGAAGCTTGTGGATCCCACCGATCGTGGCGAAACTGGATCCAAGGAGCACAAGACCCTTCCCGATCGCCGGCCACCCAGCAGCGTTCAGGCCGGGAACGACTTGAACCACGCCACCGCCAACGATCATTGCAACGCCAGCGTAGAACTTCTTCCCGTTGGCCCACGCCCACGCACGATCGTACCACCTCGCGGGTTTCGGCGGTTCGAGTTTCACTACTTCCTTGTTCCATTCGAGAGCCTTGATCTTCTGTTTCGCGACATCTGCGAGCGGAACACGTGGGCCGGTCATGAAGTTCACGGGAACCTCCTTACTGTGGTCAGCCCTGTTGGGTTGACCTGTAAATGAAAATGGCCCCCGCCTCCTACATCGTGGTACAGGACAGTCTTGTACCTCATGCTTCCGTACGGTACGATATCGTTGATCTTCTGGATCAGGGCATCGGTATACCCAACATCGAAAATCCTCTGCAGCTGCGCGTTGCAGAAGTTCAGATCAACTGCTCTGCCTGTAACGTGGATCCCGACGCCTCCCCACTTTGCATCTTCGGATTTCGTCCGAAGACAATCCGTGACCACGACATCATATCCACGCTCCATCTTGGCGAACCCTGAAAAAATAAGAACGACAGCGCGAACCCGTGCATCGATCCCTTCCACGAATTCCTTGCGCTGCCGTTCTGTTTTAAAAAATATCATATCGCCTCCTGCTTCTGTAATATAATATTATTTTTCACGGCATCCAACATCTTTTTCGATGCAGGGAACTGCCTCAACTTCAGGTAGTACGGAACTCTCTTCCTCCACCCGACTGATTTGAAGAAGAACGGAACATCTGCATCCATGCATTTCCTCTTCAGCGCTCTCGCCCATTCTGGATCCATTGGTCTGGAACCGGGGCCGGTTTCTGCTCCGCACACAACCCAATCGATTCCTTCCAGATCGAAATCGACCGGTCCGAGCAACGGCTCTACACTCACGAACTTCCTGAACCCTTTGATCCGTTTCAGGTGCGGGATCCGTTCATCTGCCCGATTCTGGTTCTCTACTGATACACCGAGAAATATATCCGGCTTGTCCCACACGTCCACCATGCTTAACACTCGATGAACGAATTTCTCCATCCGCTCCGCTCTCTTCGTCAAAACGAAATACCGATGCGGTTTTACCATGAACATGAAAAACCGCAGTATCTCGTGATCGGTTATCGCCGGATGGAATAGATCCCCCGTGTTCATCACGAACACCTTCTTCGGGTATGACCCAAGCCTGAACGGGTTTTCGTACCTGCTGAAGTGATGCTTGATATCGAAGTTCCCCATGAACCTCTTGCTCATGGCGCGCGCCCAGCAATTCTCGCATCCCTCCGAAACCGGATTGCATCCGGTGATCGGATTCCACGCCACATCCCACCACTGTTCTGGCTTTCGCATTTCGGCGTCCTCCTTTGAGCCTGTATAAAATGGTATTCTTGCTGTTCATCATCCGTTCAACGACTCCTTCTTTTTCGAGCCGTTCCAGATGCGTCCTCGCTGTTGAGTATGCGACGATTGCCTTCGCAGCCACATCCATGATGCTGCGCCATTCATTCCCGATCGTCTTTCTGATTGCGTAATCGACGAACAGGGTTTTCTCAGTCACTCTTTTCCTTCCCTCTACCATGATGAACCCCTTCCCCACCTTGATCGATGGAATCGGTTTCTTCGGTTCCCTGCCGGTTACTTTTTTCAGGTACTCCCTGTGCGCCCACATTGACATGGCGACCCTCCAACTTTTTCAACTCGTTCCTCAAATACATTTCGATCGTTTCGATATTCGCCGACTGCGTCCACCTGATAATATGAAGCTTTTCAAAAATATCTTTTCCTCTCAGCCTTTTTATTTTTTCCCGAAACCGTTCTGGATCTGGACCGTGAGCGTCGTACTTATGCTCTCCCTTCGTCAAGCAGATACCGTTTTCGAGTGAGTACCTGAGCGAATAGCACGGCTTCTTCGCGATGTGATGGGGGTCAAGGTAAATTCCCTCTTGTGGATTCCGTGGAACACCGGATAACTCCGATTTGAATCCTGCCCTTGTGAAGATGCACAAGCCCCACAATTCATCGCACCGCTTTTCCTTCTCCTTCTGCGTCTCCCCCCTCAATGAAAATTTTTTCGGGACTTCCATCTTTCACCTCACCGGAACAATGTCGATATTCCTTGCGCCCTTGAACGTCTCTCTCCTTCGGTCTGCGTCTTGGAACGTCGGGAACCGAACCATGTTCATCTTCGGAAACCGATCGCTCCACAACGTGATCGAACTCGACCTGTTCCGATTGAAGCACAAGATCTGCCCGTTCTTAATCATGATGAATTGGCGTTTCATCGAACCTCCTATCTTGTTCTGATAACCCACGCTATAACAGCCACGAACCCGAGCGCAAGATCCATCCACGAAAACCCGCGCCTGTCAAAAACATCGTCCAGAAAAAAGTACACCGGCTGAAATTGATCCGGCGTGAGATTTGAGTATCGCCAGTATTTAACTTCTGCTTCGTCCCTATGCGTCCACCAGTACCACGCTACATCGCATCCCTCCCACAACAAAGCAGCTACCGCCCCGACCCACCATCGATCAGTCAGATCCGTGAGCGTGTACGTCCCGAACAGATGAAACCTCGACCACCGATCCACGTTCTCGCGGAATGACCAGATCATCCACGGAATTTTTTCTTGCAGGTTCATTCGACACCTCTCACCCTCACAACTGAGGGATCTGCCGGCGTTGAATAATCGACCTCCCTGTAAAACCGTACCTCCCGAACACGCCCGATATTGTATGCTCCATCCTTCCATCCGTAAATCCTGATCCGATGAAATCCCTTCGTCAGAACCTTCTTCCCGATCCCGGCCGTGAACCCGCGCTCGGCGAACTTCACGGTGAATAGATCGACTCCATCGACCAGCACCTTCACCCCGTTGTCATATCCTTCGACCCTGAAAAAGTATTCTGAATCTGTTGGAAATTCGATGTTCACTTCCGCATACTGCGGGAAAAGTGGATTGAGCGAACTTGGGATCATCAAACAGTTGTCGTTCAATCCGTTGTACCAGTTCTTGTCGCATGTCCAGATCAGCGACATATTGTACGCATCGTACACAACGGGCCATCCAGAAACAGGCACGTCAGGTATCGTGTCGGGCGGCTCAGGTTCCGGCGTCTGCCCATCCTTCAACCACTTATACTTTCTGCCGATCGACCACGCACTCGACTTTTCGGTCAGTATCGACCACGCCTGAACGAACACCGTTCCTGAATCCGGCATGATCCCTCTCCTGAATTCCTTCATCGTATTCGGAACAGCGTACTCGTACCTGATATCACCGCCATTCTGTACCTTGATATCATACTGGATCAGATCGCCGGGAGCGTGTCCTCCATCCTGCCATTCAACCTTCATTCCTGATGCCGTACTCGGAATGATATCGGTCTGCCCGAACAATTGTCTGGCAAAGAGCGTGAACAGAATGAACAGGATCCAATATAACAGTACCACGTGTCCCGGTAAAAACTGGATCCGTTTTTCGTCTGCGTACCTGATCGTGATCATTTTTGATCCCTTTCATTTTTTGTGATCCACTTATCGGATAACGGGCCTTCCGCTTTCGATGCTGCGATATCAGCCGGCCTCTGGATGAACCACATCGTGAAATCGTGCGGTTTCTTTATCGGCTGTGTTCGTGACGTCCTAATAGTGTGAAGGATAGCCAGCTTGACCAGATGGGGCCAGTTCAATTTATACTCGACCACATTGTAAACTGCTTTCAGTAGTTCCTTCTTTTTCTCGTCGTTGAATTTGTAAATGAGATTCGTCAGATCAGCTTCGATCGTACCTCGCTTCGACGTTGCCGTCCACGTGAATGGGTTCCTGCCTCCGCGCTCCTTGTTTTCATTCTCGATCATCTTCTTGATCACATTCACAAATAAAGCGAATTCCTCTGCCTTGTGGAACCGCAGGATGAAATCCGCTTCTTTTAAATCGGCTTCTGAGTGAACCAAATCCCGCTTTGCGGGTTCTACTGTTTCTTTCTCTATCTCTTTCTCTAACTCTATCTCTATCTCTGGTGGAAAATGTCCGGGACATTGTCCCATTGTCAACTTCTTTTTCTCGTCTAATTTTAATCTATACTTTGCTTTACGTTCTCCTTCTGAACTCCCATGCCCGACCAATTCTTGAATCTGTGTCAGGTAGATCGTCCCATCATTCATCACTTCGATCAGCTTGAGCGCATCATTCGACAGGATCTTGATCGCTTGCCGGATCACATCGATGTTCTGGCCCGTCACCGTGGAAAGCATCTTTTCGTTGTATGGGATCAGCCCGTTGAACAGCAATGCTCCATCGTTTTTTAGCGACAGCAAACATAACTTTAAATAGATGTTTGAATATAGGATCCCGTTTTCCATCGCCTCTAATACCTTGATATCCTCCCGATCAAAGAACCCTTCTTTCAGCTTCAAATAGTAATACTTCTTCACGTCACTCATGGCGTCCTCCGGTTTGTGATACCGGTTTAAATATAACTATTTTTTACAAGGATGGAAAGGGTTAAATGCCTCCGTGGGATGCCTGTTTTTGCTTCCTGTGAGCCTCATGGTGGCCTTTTGGATTAGCCCCCGTATGGTTTTAATGGCCCATTACCCTCCTGATATTGTGACCGAGATTGGCGAGCCGTTCATCCTGCCTGTAGAGGAACCGCTTCTTCGCTTTCAGGAGATCGAGCAGCGTCTTCGCTCTGGTGATCCTGATCTCGTACTCCCTCAACTCATTCCGAACCCACATCTTCCGATCATTCGTCGACGGGAGCAGTTCGAGCATCGACGTGGCATTCACCGATTTATCCGCTTCCTCCACATCCCTCATGCGGACAAGGTTCGTCAGCAGCGGTTCTGCCTTGCAGTAGATTGCCACGTACTGAGAATCGAGCACCTGATACTCCCTCGTCAGCGTTTCAATGTGCTCCAATCCGAGCACTTCATCCGCGACATCATCAAGAACCTGCGGATCCGCGAGATCCACGAACTGTTTCGACACTTCATCGAATGCAGCGTCCCACTTCCCCAAGTATTCCACTTCTCTCTGTTCCACGGCGTCCTCCTGATTGGATCCGGCTTTCCGGCCCCCGGCCTTTCGACCGGGAGCCGTGCCGGACGTTTAGCCCTGAGTCTTCTTCAGGGGCATCAATTCGTTGAACTCTTTCTGGATCCGCTCATCTTCATCGGCCAGCGCCATTTCCATGATCCGGAAGCAGGCTTTCACTGCGGTCGCCACACCGGGGCGCGGATCGTCCTTCGTGAAGCTGAACCCGCCAGCCGATATGGTTTTCCTCTGCGGATCACGGAGGCCATCCAGTTTCTGTTTCGTTTCCACCATCTCCGCATGGAGAGAGTTTGCCTTCTTCATGGTTTCGATGTCCATCGATCACTCCTTTTCCGCTGAATCGAGTGCGTTGAACTCACCCTTCAGCCGATCGAGTTCGTCCTGCAGGTCTTTTTCCGAAAGCCTGAGTTCCATCTGATCCGCTTCGTCGGCCTTGACCCTGTAAAACCTCACGCATCCGCTGATTTCAGGCGGTGCTTCTTCCTTCCTGATCTTTTCGAGCATCAACTTCACTCGGTCAATCTTCACGAGAAGATCGACCGCTACCTGAGCCTTCGTCAAATCCATCGTCATACCTCCGTGATTGACACACCGGGGATCGTGATCTTCCCCATCTTCGATCTCACGTCTTGCAGGATCCGCTTCGTGTCCGGCTGCAGATACCATGAGGGACATTTCCCTGTGGTGACTGCCGAAATCAGGGCTTGCGGATCCACGATCGTGATCTCCCAATCCGTTTTCGTCCTGATCCCGCCCTTCTTGAACGCTGCCGGTTTCGGGGCCGGCTTGATCGACCGATTGAGAATCTCCATCGCCTTCTCTTCTTTCCCTGCATCGGCGAGTACCTGAGCATCGCGGAGCCTCCTGTCCTCCGCTTCCTTCCTGTCCGCTTCGATCTTGTCCTGCCTCCGCTTTTCCTCGGCCCTCGCGAAGTCCCGCATCACCGGCTCCATCTTTGCAAGGGCATCCGTGAACGGCTTCTGCATTTCAGCGATCAGATCACAGAAATCACGGTGCGCTTTGTGTAGCCTATCCTTCGTCGGATTCATCCGATCAGCGATCCGGCCCACTGCGTCTTTCAGTTTCTTTCTGAGATCGACTGCTTCGTCGTATGTAGATTGATCCTTGATGCTCGCGGCGACCTCAATCGCTCGCAGTACGATCTCATGCTCGCTTTCCTTGATCTTCTCCGCTTCCTGCACGGCGACGATCTGGTCAGCTGCTACGATTCCATCAGTTTTTTCAGGTTCCACGGCGTCCTCCTATTTGATTTCAATCTGCCACGACTTCTTCCCTGACCGCTCCACCCACTTTCCGAAAATCAGGTACTCGCCAACAGCGGTAACTGGCTTGTCCTCTGTGATCGTTTTCAGCAGATCCTTGATCTCGTCGATCCGCTTCGTCTTCGGCTTGACTTCAGCAGCTTCGAGATCCTTCTTCAGGGCGATGAACTCGTCCACCAATTCGATCACGGATCCTGCTTCCTGAAAGTGAACGCCTGATCCGCGCTCAGGCAAGCAGATATGAGCGAAGTTACAATCTTCGCAGATCGTCTTGTCGTCATGGTGTTCAGGCAGCGTGTTCGCTTCCACGTGCTGATTCACGATTTCGACCTTCTTAAGGATCCCGTCCATGTACTGATAATCGAGAAACACCTGCACCGGCCTGATCATCCCGTTCGTTTTGTTTTTGAGTATGAAGAGGCCGGTTTCTTTTTCGTCCAACAGCAGGTAGGTCATGATCTGAGCGGGGTACTTCCGCAGGTGAACGTATCTGTGATGCAGCATATCGTCCATCGTCTTCACGGATCCGAAGATGAAAGGACTCATGCTCTTTGCGTCAAACGGATACGCATACCCATCGAGCAGGATCTTCCCATCGATGTGTCCTGAGATATTGAGATCCTTCATCATGAAGGCTCTCTGCTGTTCGATGACGTTGAACCCTGCGTCTTCGAGATCCCGAATCAGGTTCTTCTCCTGATTGTTCCCCTCCCTGAAAATCAACTGCAGCCCCCAATCGTATGGAGCCACCTTGTCCCACGCCACCCTCGTCAGCACCAGAAACCTCGTACACGGATGCCCGATGCTGCTCGCCCGATTGGTGTGGCATGGGTAAACCTGAACGTCTTTCTTGGCCCGTTCCACGTACTTATCAAAGATGAACTGAGCCACGTCTGTTCTGTACGGGACATCGCTCATTTCTTCCCCTCGACCGGAGCGCCGGCCTTCTTTTCTTCCTTCGGTTTCGTGGCTTCTTGGAACGTCTCGATCTCCTTCTGGTAGTGTTTCCAGATCCCATCGATCTGCGCTCCGCTGCAGTTCTTCAGGCTTTTCTTCCCAGCGACCTGCTTTCCGTCTCTGCCCTTGAACGTCGTCATCTGTTCCAGTTCAGCGTTCGCTTTCTCGACGACGTTCTCGCACTTCGCCATCAGCCACTCAGCGATCACGAGCGCACGTTTCTTCTGATCCGGCGTCCACGCCTTCTCTTTGATATCCTTCTTGAACGTGACCACCTTCGATCCCGGCTTGATCCCGTACTTTTCGAGATCCTCCCACGTCATCCCTCTGAGGCCGAAGAACCGCATCACCCCGTTCACCAGAAAATTGGTGTAAGAGGATTTGTCGATGTTCGTCACATCCACTTCCTCGACCGGGAGCCACTTGTCTCCACGCTTCGACCAGAACGGATCCCTCGACGAGCAGGTTCCTCTCGCTTCGATGAACTCACGCTGGCTGAACCCGACCTTTCCGGTGGTCACGAAATAATAGTAATGACCACGATCGTCTTCCATCTGGATCCGCTCAGTTCTCGCATCCCATATCAGGAGAGCGATCCTTCGGGCCATCCGTTCCGCGCCAACCCCCATCAGCCACGGCGACCCATCCTGATCAACCCAATCCGATGGATAGGTTGCCGAGAGCGCGACTTCCATCATCTTTTGAAGGAGAACCGTTCTGCGGTTCACCATCGACAGCGCGTACTCCGTTTCGTCCCGATCCATGTTCACCGGGATCGTCATGATCTGCTGTTCGACGGTGATCGGCTCCTTTTCCTTCTGTTCTTTCTGTTCCTTTTTCTGTTCCATCGTGGCGTCCTCCTGTGATTTTAGGCAACGAATCAAGAAACTTTTCGAGGTTTGGATCTGCGCGATAGTATGCGTGATGCTTCCCGTTTGCCGGATCCGAATCAGCAACCTTTTCGATATCCCCAATCGCGAGAGCCATCAGAACAATTATCACGTCTGAATTGAAATCATCGCTCATGTTCGACCCTCCAATTAAAAAACGCCCGCTGTTCAATCCCTCGGGAGGACGGCGGGTTTCCCCGCAGAACAGCGAGCGTTCGTTGCATAAATCTCTTTCATGGCGTCCTCCCGTGAACAATTGAATATAATAAATATGAACAAGAATGTCAATCTGTTTTTAAAGATGGAAACTGAAAACCTCGTTCGTGAATAGATACCCATTATCTGAAACCCGCATCACGTACCATATACCACCGCTGATATACTTCGTGTTCTCTGCGATTCGCCGTGCGTTTTCACGCGCTTCTCCGATCGTATCGAACCCAGCCACGGGGTCAGGATCCTTCGAACTTATCAGCTGATATCGAGGCATAATTCCTCCTGCTACCATACTATGGATTTATTTTTCGCCTGTTTTTTGTATCGTCGTTCTTTTCGCTTTATTTCTTCTGCTGATTCTATTTTATCGTCCCAATCAAACAGCTCAACTTCTGTGTTCGGGATATCCGACAGGACACGGGTAAGACAGCCTCCACGAATCTCAATCACTACCTTCGATTTCAACATAACGTTCTCCTTTCAAATCGCCTGAACGATCTTGACCCAAAACGCCCTGCCGGGAGCCTCGCTCGACCACACGAACGCCCCGGCCAGCGCGGTGTCAGGCCTCTCGCCTTTGAGCACCTGAACCATAAGATGCGTGACTACTGCTTTTCTTCCGGCGATCTCATCTCTTGCGATTTGCCTCAGATGTTCAATCGCCGATTCCTTCTCCGATTCGGTCAGCTTTTCCGAATCCCTGATCGCCTTTGCGATGTACTCCCCTCGCGTCACGCTTCCTCCTTCTTCCGGATGCGAGCGTCGTCCCGCACTTCCGGCAATTGACCATTTCAAATTCCATTCCATCGAATGAATCCTGCCATCCGATCGAGAACGTTTCACTATGAACACATGGCTTCATCTGAATCCCACGACCTTTCTTCGGGAACCGGCTTCCTCTTTCTGGCGTACTTGCTCTCCCTCCCGACTTTGGTCTTTCTGAACAGTTCGCGTTCCATGCTCTCGCGCTTCTTCCTGCGTTCTTCTGCGAGAATCGTCCTGCGCTTCATTTTACCTCCTGCGTTTTAGTGGTTCGTATCTTGACGATTGCGAGAAAATATTTTCTCTCGCAGCCATCACATCTGTTCGTGATCCCATGCCCTGTCAGGTAGTCGAACTCACCTGTGATCCTTCCAACGCACACCTCGCAAAGCAGTTTGTACGGGCTGCTTCCGTTTGGGATCTGGTTTTGAGTATGGTTTTTACTTCCTGTGGGCCTCATGGTGGCCTCCTGATCTGCTTATTGGTGTATTGATATGGCCCGACTTGGAACGGGACGCCTATTGGCGTGGCCTTACGGGGCCGAAGCCCCGTCCTCGGTTACAGTTCATTGAACTTGACGTATGATGCGTTCGAAATCTGAATCACTTCGAAGTTAGCCGGCCTCAGTTTCCGGTGTTCTTCGCACAGATGAATCGAAGCGATCGACCGTGTCCACTTGAGCCTCACCGCAGCTTTCTTGACCTTGCCTTCCTGCATACATACGTCGCAGATGTTGACTTTCATGGCTCATGCCTCCGCGAACTTTTCGAGCAGATCGCCGGCCCTCTGCTCCATCTCGACTCTGGTATCGGTGTGCTTGATCGCTCTGGCGTTGGCGGTCAGGCCGTTCACCACGTCCCACAGGTTCCGCGCGCCTCCTTCCTCGGCGACTGCCGTTTCGACGGCTGCTTTGGCGGTGTTCGCCGCGAACCCTCTGGCCTTGAGCCAGTTCTTCCACCGTTCCTCGGTGTTCTTGCCTTCCGTGGACATCGGAACCTCGAACTTCTTCGCCGTTTCGATCGCATGAACGATCTTCTGCGATGATTCGTTCGAGTACCGGTTCAGATACCCGATCCCCTCACCGGCGAACCTTTCCGGCGCGCCTCCCGTGTGCTTGATCCTGAGTTCCTGCACGTTCGTGGCGCCCCACACGATACGGTTGTCGCACACGTATCGGTAAAGGAAAGTGGTGAGGCCGAAGACGCTCTTCCCGACCTCGGAGTTCCATGCGAAGAACCCCTTGAACAGCGTCTCGCCGGCGACTTCGATCGGGTGATCCGGATCCACCAGAAAGATGAACACGTCCCGATCGCTGGCGTACAGCGTCGTCGCCCTGCGCGGATTGGCGTTCTGGTACGACGCTGCCGGAACCTTCCACCTTCCATCGTGGTTGATCCGCTGAATCATGTCCACTACCTGCCCGTCCCAGATCCTTCCGTAGGTGACGCCGGTCATCGCTCGGAGAACATCGGATCCATTCGACTGCGCGAGGGCCAGCGTGTCCTCCCTGAGCGCGAAGTGATCCAGCCCCCATTGGAGATTGAGAACCGCGAGCGGAGCCGGCAGCTTCCGCAGGTAGTTTCCCGGCGCTCCTGCGTATGTGGCGAGCTGCCCGAAAGCCCAATGCGTCGGCATCAGAAGCTTTCGGTCTCCGCTCTTCGGGTCTGCCACCCTGACCCCCACGTTTTCCGATCCATCGTCGGATTCGACCGTGATCGCTTCGACTGCCATCTGGCTCGTCCACGACTGAAACTTCCTTCGATCCACAGCCTCCTTCAGTTCGGCGAGCGTCAGGAACCTCTCGTCGTCCGGTCTGGAAGCCCACTGCGCTGATGCCTGATGCATCGTGTTCATGGCGTTACCTCCGTTGAGTGAATGAGTTTCTTCCTTCTGAAAACAACAGCCCCGATCCCATCCTCTTCGAAAAACGGCTTGCACTTCTCGATGAAAGCTGCGATTCCGGGAACTTTCCTCGGGATATCGGCTTCAGGTGGAGCATCTACCTCTACTATGATGCAGTCAACCTCTTCTTTGTCCTCCTGAACCCGCATCTTTACCACTTCAACTGCCCTCATGTTATCCGCTACCGGATAACGTTTCAGCTTTTCGTCCATTTTTCCTCCTACTTTATGAGACCTTCTTTGGCGAATGAAAACATCTTCTCTTGTGAGAAAATAACATGATCGATAATCGGTATTCCGAGGATCCTCCCGGCCTCGCACAACTGCATGGTAACGGCCCTATCTTCCGCACTTGGATCGCATTCCGAACTTGGGTGATTGTGAGCGATGATAAGAGAAGCCATCCCGCTGTTGACCGCTCGCTTGAACACTTCCCTCGGGTGAACGAGCGATGCGTTGAGCGTCCCGACCGATACTTCGTCGATCCACTTTATTCCGTTACCTCCATTCAATCCGATGGAGTAGAATCTTTCTTTGTCCCGATCGATCGGATCCACTATCCTGTCTGCAACCTCCCGCAGAACCTTCGTCACCTCTTCGGGCGATCTGATCTTCTTACCTCGGCTGGCGTACTCAGCAACGATCATGATCCACTTTCCTCCCATTCGTGTGGCGGGTTCAACGACACTGAATCCTTTTCGTCGTACCATTCACTCAGGCAATCGCACAGGTACTTCTCGAACTCCCATTCATCTCCACCGGGATCCCCACTTTCGATCGTCACCGCGATCTCGTCTTCGACCGGCCAGATTCCAACGCTCCTGTCGCCCTTCGTGGCTACGTACAGCGTGATCGTCTTAGAACTCATTCAACACCTCCGCAGATGTGACGGGCGAATGCGTCTGCCATAGCTTCTTCGTCCTTCGTCAGGATCTTCGTCCCATCCTTTATCATGATGCAGATCGGACACATCGATTCGTCGTGGTCTGGGTTCAGATCGTGATCCTCGACCGTCATCCGATCCGTGCACCTTCTCACGAAATCCAGTTCCTCGATCGTGATCTTCCGGCGTTTCCGGCCCACCGGCGCACCGCCATCCTTTCGGATCTGCCATTCCTGAGCGGGAGTCATTCGACGAATCCGATCATCAATGCAGCCGTATCGGAGTCCACATCCTTATC